GCAAGTCGCCTGCACCGATTGACGCGGGCACAGGAACCATTGTTATTCCGCCGAGATCGTCGAACCCAAGAATCTTTCCAGACCGAACACTCGCTTCTGGCAGCGTTCCATCGTGTGCATACTCATCAACAGGAAAACGAAGCGTCCTTGTTTGGCTCGATCCGATGTCTTGGATCGCCATCCAGATACGATCAAAGTCCGCATTGACGGTGACTGCGCGAAGGTCACCATTAAACTGATAGTCGTTCTCGCGTTCTAGTGCAACCTGACGATAGACGATGACAGTGGTGCCGGCCGGCGGCAACGTAAAGAACGTTACGCTGCCCTCGTCGTCTCCGAGACCTGCGTAGACGTAGGTCGAGGAATCAGCCAGCAGCCCGTTGTAAAGTACTTTCAGATCGTCGTTCACGAGAATACGGAACGGGACTGTGAACGGGCCGGCGGTGACACCGTTTGCAATGTAAGACGCAATCGGGTCTTGAATAGGTACGGTCATGGCAGGTCCCTGAAGAAGTTGCTGCATTCTTCGTCGGGACGCAGGTCGGAATCCTGACTACGCCATATCGAGCGTTACCTCATGGACTCCGGTTCCTGGGCGCCAGTCCTCGCGCTGATCTGAACCCGGATTGCCCACCACCTTGCCGATGCGCACCGGCGCCTGCAGGATTGCGCCCGAGCCACTGTCAATGAAGTCGTCGGGCTGAGACTTGACGGCCGGATTCCAGTCTTTCATCTGATCCCACAATGGACCGTCGAGCACGTCCACGTGCGCCCACAGAACGCCCGACTTGAGCGGCGGCTCAATGCCTGCAAGGATTCGCTCGTTCTTGTTGCCGGTCGCGTTAATATCGATGACGGCACACTGAAGGCGGCGTTGCTTGAGCGCCTTGCGCAGCAACTTGGGGACGAATGTGCCGACCCCGTTAGTCTCGACGTACACAACAGGCACCTGGTATTTCTCGATGACGTCGCACGCCTGCAGCACTTGACCGCTGACGATCTTGGAGTTCTCGCCATCGGAGAATTCGGCGAACTCACCGATCATCGCTTGCGCAACGTGCCAGTAATAGTTTCCGCCCGTATCGTCTAGGATCAGCGATAACGCCGAGTCATCACCGCCGACCTTACCGAGCGAGCAGTCCCAATAGCATCGCGCGCTGATTATCCGCACACCGCCGAGCATCATGCGCATTTCGCCGTTCGCGCGCTCGACTGTCGGCTGCACGGCATACGGCTTCATCTTGGCAGGATCAAGGCGGCACTCATTGATCGGTTTGGCTTCGAGCTGGTACTGCGAATCCCAGTAGTTCAGCGTGCGGGTTTTCTTACGGCGCTTCTCGATGTCGTCGCGGGTGAAGCGTTCCGGCCATGCGCAGTGCGAGTAGATGTCGAGGACCGTACCCGGCGGAGCGGTGAACACGATATAGCGTCCATCGACCTTATAGTCACGGCCCTCGACCAGCAGGCGCGCATGCTTATAGACGCCGGTCATCACATACAGGCCGTCGTCACCGGGCACGAAGTCGAACCGGTAGCGCGTGGCTTTTGTGGTGTCCTCGTACCGGACGGCGTTCTCGAACAACGGGATTTTCAGCGACGCCGCGCCGGCCGCGATCAGCTCGGGATAGATCGAGTCGTGCGTGTGCGGCGTGCCAATGTAGGTTTCCTGCGCGCCCGGCACTGCAATGAATGTCGACTCTTCCGTCTTCATCCGTAGATTTGCGCGAGCCTCGGGCGTCTTGATGTTCTTTGGGACCTCGATATCGTCATAGTCGATGTCATCGGCGCGCGCACCGGTCACGTTCGAATTGACGCCCACGGCCTGCATGCTCGGGTTCCGCGCATCGGTCGCGCCATTGACCCAGAACGATTGCGCGCCCGGCTTGCGCGGCAGCATGCCAGCACAAAGCGGATGCCGGCGCATGACGTTCAGTGTGTCGCGGGTGAGCTTGGTTGCGAGCGGATCGTCAGCCGCCCAAATGAGTGCGCGATTGCTGCGGTTGCGGTAGAGCTTCCACGCTTTATACACGGCGTATGTGGTGGACTTGGATGCACCGCGGAACACCTGAAGAACCCGGACCGGGTCGTCGCACGTCTCAAGCCAATGACAGATTCGGATATGCAGAAGCGGAACCTTCCACCCCTGAATCCGTGCCCACATCAGGAAGAACGGGACGAACCCGACATCAGGCTTTGCCATTGCCGAGTGCTCGCTTATCAAATGCGGCCTTGCGCGCGCCTTCGCCTACCTTGCTCAGCAGGCGCGATGCCTCTTTCTCAGCGGCGGCGATTTCCTGATCGAGCTCGCTATCGGCGTCCGTGACTGTTGCCGCGCCGTGCCCGGCATTGCTGTCGGTCTGGATCGAGCCAACCAGATTTTCAACTCGGCCAATTAGCATCACCGTTGCCGCGGCGTTCTTCTTCGACCAGTAGCGATCGCCGCGCGTGGCTTTGTCCATCGACTGCAGCGGCACGCCAGCACCTGGCCATTGCTCCGGGTCGGCCTCTTCGAGAAACACGTCCGTGAGCTGTTCGGATAACGCCTGAAGGCGCAAATATTGATCGTCCCGCATCACTGCCCCCCGAAGGCCGCTGATAAGTTCGGCGCGCGGTCAGGCGTAGATTGCCCCGGTTGCCAGTAAGAGTCATTTCCATATATCTTCTTCGAGCGGTTCGCATTGCGCTGCGTGACGCCTGGTGACAAGTTCTCGGCGATATTATCGAACAGCAATCGATTCCACACCGTTTTCCAGTACCACAAATTAATCAGCGGTGTGTTGTTCTGCGCAAACTTCAGCATGTCCGCGCCGACGTGCGTGTCCTTTCCGTTGGCCGCATCGGTACTGTTTTGATATGCGGCATGAAGCGGATCGAAGAGAACAGAGCCGACCGGGCCGCCGACCACTGAGCCAATCGCAGACCCATAGTCGCGGCTGGTGAGTGCCGAGTTCAACGTGTCGCCCGCGAAGCCTGCGCCGCCGCCCTTGAGGAACGCGCGCAGCCAGAACATACCGGACTGCTTCGGATCGCCCCACATAGCTTCCGGGTCTTTGCCGGCGAGCAGGTCTTTCGCCTGATTCGATACCGCGCCCATGAGCGTGGTGCTCAGCACAAGAGCAGCGCCATAGGCCAGCGGATTCGCGAGCGCAGGCGCGCCGGCTACCTTGTAATCGCCGCTGCGCTGCATCTCGGCGAGCCGTCCCCAGTGCCGCGTCATCATGGCAATGGGGAACGCCTTGAACTGCATGAACGTCTTTTGCAGCTCACCGCTCCACGTGCCGGGCGTGGCCGATGTGATCACCTTTGCGGCAAGGTCAGGGTTGAGCACCGCGTATTCACCTTCCTCCCGGATCATGCCAAGTACCTTCGGCACGATGTTTGCCGCGTTCTCGTGGCCGGTGCCGTAGATCGAATCGGGCGTGAGGAACTTGCTGCCGCCATACTCGCCGAGCTTCGCCGTGTTGATGACCGACCAGTCGTCGGCGGTGATGCCCGAGCGGCCAAGCGAGCGGCGATCCCATTCAGTCAGTTCCCCCCACGGCTTGCTCGCGATCTCGCCTAATCCCTTCATCATCTGCGTCTGAAACCCGGTGCGCAGCGCATCGGTCCAACCGGTGACGCCGCCGAATTTCATCGTGGCCGCCGACAGATTCGACGCCCAGGTGGTCGAGAGGTTATCGGTTCCCCACCGGTTCAGACCGTGCTCAAGCTGCTCGGCGATCAGGCCTTGCGACGACAGGTAGTCGCGGAAATCCTTGCTACCGGGAAGCGCGAGGCGCGCGGCGGTACCGAGAGATTTGAAGAACGGAACCTTGTTGTAGCCAGCCGTCACGAAGAGCGTTCCGACGTCGCCCAGTGCGGCGAGTAGCGTGCCTTGCAGTTTGATCGCGCTGACGGTCGTACGGATCGTCTGGAAGCGCTGCGCCATCGCCGGGTTGACCGGTGTGTTCGTCGCGCCCGAGATGTAATTCCAATAGGCACCCACCGACGTCATACCGCCTTCGAGCGTGCGCAGTTGCGTGTTGTCGTGGACGGCAGTGAGCTGCATCTGAGTCTGCATGTTGCGCGTCGGATTCGGGCCGTAGCGTTCCACGAGGCTGATGTTCTTCGCCATGCCGGTGATGTGCTGGTTCAGTGCGTCGAGCAGCGAACCCTCGCCGAATTCCCGGTTATAGGCCATGTGCGCGTCGGCATCAGCGAAGTGCAGCACACGGTGTGCGGATCCCTGATTGGCGCGTGCGGCACCGCCGGTTGTCTCGCCCGGTACGATCTTGCTGACGCCGCCGTATGCGATCGTGTCCCACACACCCGTCTCGCGCGGCGCGACGCCTTGACCCTTGGCCGCGATATTCGCTTTCTCCCACGTCTCGCGATCATCACCCGTCAGCATCTTGCGCAGCGCGGCGTCCGTCATCGGGTTGCCTGAGTCGTCAAGATACTGCTTCCGATCGAGCAGCGGCATCACCTTGTCAGCCCATGCCGAGCGCTGCGCGTCCGAGCCATTGCCGAGCACCTTGGATTGGGAATGACGGATCGGGACATAGCCGTAATCGAGTTCGCCGACATTGCCGCCCGCAGAGTTGAAGCGTTCGCGCATGGCGTTCGTGGTCTTGCCGATTTGCTCGGCCGCACCTTTTGCCACGTCATTGCCAGTCGAACCATCGGCGCCGCGGTAGATTTCGCGGATAATGTCGCGCTCCATCGCAGGGTTATCGACGTCGAAAGCGCGTGCTACAAAATTCTGCCCGTGTTTCATAGATTCGATAGCGCCCATTGTGCCGCGCATGTAATCCGCTTTGATGGCACCGATCTGCGTATATGTTTCCTCGATATCGCCTTTCACCGCTTTTTCCCGCGCGCGCTTAGCGTGAGCTTTTTCGGGATCGGAAAATAGGCGCTCTTGAATCCGGTCGGTGGTCTCGATCTGTTTGCTGATCTGCAGGAGTTTTCGCTGCTTGGCCAGTTCCGCTTCCTGTTCGAGCTGCTGCTTCGCGAACTCGGCACCTTTGGCGGTGCGGTCCGCCTGCGACATGCCGCGCCAGGCGTCGATATCCTGCGCGGCTACAGAGCGCATACCGGCGCGCACGCGGTTTTCGATGCCGTCGATCTCGGCTTTCGTGAGTTGACGGCCGGCGGCCTGCTGTACTGCGTTGACGCACTTATCTCGCATCCTAATCTCCCGATCCGATGAAGCAGTTCGCCGCAACCTGCAACAGGCTGGCGTCCTGCAATGTGGCTTGGTGCTCGTCGTCGATGGTCTTCAGCAGGTCGCTAATCTTGCCTTCCTGCGGTCCCGCGTTGGCGTCGAGGTGCACAACTGTGTCTGGCTTCTCAATCGCGGCCTGACGGACGTTCTGCTCGGCGGGAGATGGTGCCGTTTCCGGTTTCACCTCGCCGGTTTGAGGTGCCTGAGCCGGTTTCGCTGCGGCGGGTTCTGTGCCCGCGTCGGGCGTGCGGACTGGATCAGCGGTCTGTGTATCCAAAGGCTGCGCTTTCGGGATCGCCGCGGGCTGTGGTGGTTGCTCTGCGGTGCGGGCTTCGCCGATCTGCCGCGCATAGTCACTGAGCACATCGCCGCGCGCGAACTCGGGCGGCATCACGCTCGTGACGTCTACCGGTTCGCCTGCATCCATCTGGCGGCTCGCCAGTTCGAAAGCGTCCTGATGCGCGCTCATGGCGGCCACGTCGTCAGCCGGGCCAATATGCGCGTCATCGACAAGGCTCTGACCGTGCGACACGAGCGCGGCGTCAGTCTGCTCGGGCGTGGGATCGAACTTCAGGTTGCTGATCTGGTGGTTTGCGGCGTACTCGTCGTAGCGCTGCAGGTAAGCGATGGTCTGCGGATCGGTGGGCTTGCCACCGGCGTGCACCGCCTCGGCCTGCTTGACGCCGCCGTTGTACTCTGTGATCGCCGCACGCACGTCGCCGTCGTAACGCTTCAGCAGATCGGCGGAATAAGCAGCGGCGGCATCGATGGAATTCACCGGGTCTTTCGGGTCGCCCTTACCGAACTGCTTATACGTACTGTCGGTGAACTGCATGACGCCTTTCGCGCCGGCAGGGCTGACCTGGTTGCTATTCGATTTCTCGCCCTTGTTCTTGATGAACAGCAACATCTCGGGCGGCACGCCAGCGGCTTGCGCTGCCTGCTGCGCGTATGAGTCGAGTGCGGGCGAGTTGTACGGAAGTGCTTTGCGCGCATCGACCGGCATGGCCGTGATTGGCGTGTCGGTGCTGGCAGCCGGTGCGATTGGCGCCGCACCATCAGCCTTGGCTGCGCGCGCCGCACCCGCCGTGTGCAATCCGCCGAACGCGCCCGCGACGATGGTGGATGCCGCCAGATTGACGGGATCAAGCGGGTTGATCTGGTCGGCGAGTTTGTCGTAATTGGCGTTTCGAAGGATCGCTTTCTCGGCGGTGCCTTGCCCGATGGTGAAGCCAGGACCGCCGAGCGCTACCAGGCCGGCCGTACGCGCGAGCGTCGAGCCACCGGCAGGAAGCACAGCGCCGACGCCGCCGAGCGTGCCCTCAAGCGCGCCGACAGCGGTGCGCGTGCCGACGTCCACGCCTTTGCGCTTCAGGTCTTCGGATGCGCCCAGGCCGATGGATGCGCCGCCTACCGCAGCGCCAGCAAGCGGACCGCCGAGAACAGCAGCCGGGACGATCTGCGTCAGGCCGGCAACCGCGCCTTGCACGATCTGGTCGATGGCGGTGGAGTTGGTCGGGTCAGGTTTGAGCGTGTCGGCGAAGTTGTACGCCGCTGTACCGGCGCTGCTTTGGAAGAGCGTTCCGGCTTTGGCTTTGGCGAGGCCGTCATTGATGCGCTTGTCCTGCGCGGCTTGCTCGACAGGGTTGAGCGCGGCGCCGGCGGTGGAGTCGGGATCAACGTAGACCTGCGACAAGCCAGATGCCGTATCGGCTGCGGCACCAAACAGCGACGCGCCACCTTGGCCGATACCGCGACCGACTGCTTTCGCGATCGAGGTAAGCGACGTGCTCGGCGCTGGTGTGCCCGGGTCGGGAATGTTGACTTGATTCTGTCCAGCGAGAAACGTGCTGGTCGAGTCTTCGTAGAGGGGATCGAGTGGCATGGATCAGGGCGTGAAGGGATTGTCGACGGTGCCCGTCGAGACCTGCGGCGAGGCTTGCACGCTGCTGGATGGCTGCTGATTGCGCGAGAGGTGAATCGTGACGGGCGCGCCGGTGGAGTCGCTGACGAACTTCGAACCTGTGACCACCGCATACGTGCCGCGCACGCCCACGCGCATGAGTTGGTAGCTCGGGAATTTCGCCATGAACTGGTCAGCAGGGATCGGCTTGCCGTTGGCATACACGGTATCAATGGGCTTGCCGCCCACCTGGTTCTCGATGTTCGCCGTGCCGGCAGTCTTGACGCTCGCCTGAAACTGATCGTCAGTCCATCCATATGGGCGCGCGACGGTCTGCGGCTTGCCGGAAAGCTTCGTGCCACCGGTGTTCGAAATGCCGCCAGTTGCGGTATCGATGCCCGATTGAATGTCGCTGCTGCTTGGCTGTTCCCGGCCATTTTTGACGGCGTTGCCGAGGGCGATGTAATAGGCACCGTCTTTCGCGTCCTCGGCCTGAGTCGGCGGCAGCGTGCCATTGATCGCGTTTGCAATCTGCGCCTTGATGCCGGTGCCCGCGACGTCGTCCACCTTGACCGTCTTGTCCTTGATCGCCTGCGCGCCCGCGAGAATGAACGTGCTGATCGGCGCACCCTTGTCGGTCAGCAACGGGCCGCCATCACCGCCGCCTGATCCCGCTTTCAGCGCAAGCGCGACCGGCGGATTCTTTTCCTTCCACTGTTCGGCCAAGTCATTGATGCGCGGCGCGGAGCCGTATGCAGCGCCGATGCCCTGCAGCACCTGCGCCTGTGCATCGCCGGAGAGCGAGTTGACCATCTGCAGAGTTTGACTGGCTTCGTCCGGAGTGAGCAGAGACACGCGACGCCCGGCCTGGTTCTCGACGACGCCCGCTGCCGCCGCACGCGCTTGGAGCGAACCCATCAGATTCGGGATAGACGAAGTGTCGAGCTGCGGAATGGATGTGATGACGCCACGATCAAGCGCCGCATTCCACGGATCGGTCTTGTACGCCTGCACGCTCGCGTCGAGGATGCTCTGCCGCGCCTTCACGGCTTTGGCTGTCAGCGGATCAGTGCCGACGCCTGGGGTGTTTGCGGCGCTCTGATCTTTCTGCACTGCCGCGCGCATGGCCGGAACTGAAAGGCTTGAGAAACCAGCGTTCTGCCCGGCGAGTGTGATGAGCTGCTGCGTGTCCACGCCGACAGCGGTGCCGGACGTGGCCGCGACCAACTGCTGTGTGTACGCGGGGCTGAACTGCTTACCCTGATTGAGCAAGTCGCTCGCGGCGTTGTATGCGGTCGTGGCCTGCGTCTCGCGCGCTTGCTGCTGCGCGCCTTGCTGGTTCTCCAACTGAAGACGTTGCGACACCACTGTCGAGCGCACCTGATTGAGTTGGTTGGCATCCATCTTGCCGGCATAGAACCCGTTTGGATCGGTGAGCTGAGATTCGAGTTTGCTCAGCCCGTCGAGGTCGCCACTGGATCGCGCAGTGATAGCGGCTGAAACGGCATGCTGCTGGTACTGCTGATCAGACCAGTCCTGAGCGCGCTTGGCTGCGACAGCCTGCGAGATGCCGGCGGCTTGCGCGGATGAAAGGTAAGCGCTCTTGGTGCTATCGACGGTCTGATCGAT